GTACCATCTTGATTTAGCTTAACACCACCGGTTTGATTAGCAATATCTGCACCTGTAATTTCAAAATCTTGAATTATCTTTCCAAATCTTTGTGCAATTACAAATTGATTACGCGACATATCATAAATATTTGAAGGAAGCGATTTACCTTCTCTATCTAATGCCGCTTTATAATTTTCAAGTATTTGTGGAATAACATCATTTGCTTCACTGGGACGAGTTTCAATTGTAGAAACATGAACACCATCAGCAATAATATCAAATGTCATTTTATTATTAACTTGACTTCTTATTCCAGAGCGCTGTCTAGCCATATCGCCTAATATTTTTTCAAGAACTTCACTTGATAATTTAGGTTGTAAATCAAAAGTTTCCTTACCTTTAGTGTCTTGAATCGGTGTAACAGCCGTAACTTCTTTACCGGCAACAGGAGGTAAGTCATTCCAATATTGCTCACGAATAAAGAATCCTTTTTCCCCATTAGCGGGATTAGTGTAAAGCCAAGTGAATTTATCAATTTCCTTAGCTTGGTCTTTTGTTAAATCGCTACGCAATTTGCCCCTTAGTTGCTTACCATTTTTAGTAATGTATTCAATAACTGCATCTGGATCAGTAACTGATGTATCGCGTTTTGGTTTTGCTGTTTTACCTTTCTTAGCCTGTTCATTTAAGGTTGTTTCAACATCAGCGCCAAATGGTTGTTCGTTTGTCACCATTCTTGGCATAACTTCAATGTTATCCATTCGAGTAAACAAATCTTCAATGTTATCAATATTGCTCAAATCTAAATTACGAGATTGTGGAACATTGCCTGTTGAGGATTTTTCAATTACTACAATACGAGTTCTAACACCTGTTCCTGCGCGTTTGAAAGTAACATCTGGTAAATTAATGTTCATGACTAAATGTGCATCGGGATGAAGCATTTTGCCTTTACCATCATTAGCATAAAGAAATTCATCAAGACGTTTGATTGCTTGCCCCTCTGGTATCAATGCGACAATACGACCACCTTCGCGCAAATGCCCAAATGCTTTTATAACATGGTCACTTGCTGTCTTACCAGCAGTACCAAATGGAGGATTCATTACAATCGCATCGTATTTATTGATGATGTTTAAATCTTCAAATTTTTGACGTTTGATATCACCATCTTGGAATACCAGCGCAAGGCGTGAATTGAGTTCAGCACTTGGCTCAATTGTAGTTCTTTCTGCATCCGGTCTAAACCATCTTGCAATAGCACCGTGACCTGCACTTGGCTCTAGCATTTTTTCGCCTTCTTTGGCATCAGCAAGGCGCGTCATAACTAAACCGACAGGTTCGGGCGTTGCAAAATAATCTGTGCCTTCAGCAGACTTTGTACGCGCATTTTTCTGTTGTTGTGCGTAATAGTAAGAACGTGCCTTATCCATTTCAGTGACAGCTCTAGCAGCGGCTCTATCTTTCTCTTTTCCGCCTTTTCCTTCACCTTCATGTCCTACTGGGTAACTGCCACTTAATTCAAAAGCATCAATAAACGCATCACGAAGTCCGCGAGCAAACTCCCCCAGTGCTAAGTTTTCAGCCGCGCTTGCGCGTCCAGCAATAGTGCTTGCAAATGCCCATCGTTCCCAGTTTGTTCCGGTATTTACATATCTGAAAATAGCATCTGACTTTTGACCTACTCGGAAGATACGTCCTTCTTGCTGAATAGCTGTGGTTGGTGCTGTTGGCAAACCGATATTGATAAGTACACGTTGGTGTTTACCGGTAGTGTCATGGAAAGACACACCTTCTTTTGCTGATGCTGATTGCAAGAGCATTAAGTTTTTACCAGAATTATCATCATTGAATTTAGCAACATCCGCAATACGAGTTTTACTATCCCCGTTGTATATCATCACGTCATCGCCAAATTCTTTTTTAAATCTCTCGATTGGTGTAACCATACTACCCGCAAGCGCTTCACCACTGGTTAGGTCGGGGAACTTTTCTTGGAATTTACGATATTGTTGTTGCACCGCATCTTCAGTATAGTCCATGCCTTGCGCGCCAAATGGATTTTTAACACCACCAACTTTATAGTCATGAAATACAATAACTTTTTTACCGGCTTCTAAATAATCACGAATGATTGGTACAACTTCTTTTGCCTTAATTGCTTCGAGTAAAAATCTACGCTCAAGACCGCCAAATCGTTTGTTTAAAATATCCGCTAAATCACGCGCATTATTATCTGCAAGCCATTGCAATGCTTCATCGATACGTTGACCAACTGCTGATTCAGTTAAAATAAAGCGACGATCATAATCATAATCTACATTAAGCGTTCTGGCAGATACCGCACCGGACTTTTTAAGTGGTTCATTAAATTGACGTTGCATATTACTACGATCAACTTTTGCATCGGGTTGCGTCAATTTGTTGTAACGCATTCTATAGCCAAGATGTTGCATAAAGTATTTTTCTTTAGCCCCACCAGAGTTATAGCCATTTGCTTCTTGATCCCCGTAAGTAAATAGATAGCCTTCCGCGTAATCAATATTTGATTCATGCGCAAAAGGTGTGGCTGATAATAAAACTACTTTCGTATTATCTTCCATTTTGTCCCAATCAAGTTTTGCTTGGGTACGTTTTTTATCATATTCAGAATACTTATCGTCTTTGTATTGTTTACGATTATCAATCTCATCTTGATACGCAATTTTGACTTCTGCGCTATAGGGTGACGCATCTTTGAATTTAGGCGTTTGTGATTTAAAATCCCATATTGTGAATTTATCAAGATATTCTGGCGCTTTAACTTTTTCTAGTTCAGTAATTAACTCTCTGTTTTTGCTATTGAACCAGAATGAAAATCCAAGATTATGATGGGTTAATGCGCGTAATTGATTTAACGCATTAGTCACATCACCTTGTTCATTTTGCATTAAATACTGCGCTTCATCGGTAACAATTAAATCCCAATCGCGATCCGCTAAAACATCATTATCACCAAAGTTTGCATAAGTCGCACCAACAACTCCGTTACCTGCATCTCGTTTATCTTTGAGAAGTGTAATATCAATCTTAAAGAATTTTTTAGCCGCTTTAATCCAAGAGTCTAAAATGTTTTGTGAGGGCGCAATAACAATAATATTGTCTTTACCTTGATCCACAAAACGACGCATGATACCCAGACCGGTAAATGTTTTACCTGTGCCTGTACCATTGGTAAATAAAACGCCTTTTTCTTTCTCAAATCGTTTTTCAGCAAATGCAACATCACCTGCTTGCCCATCATCTAAGAAAGGCATTTCCTCTTTGACATTAGATAAGTCAGCCGCTTTAAAGTCTACTGATTGAGGTGTAGCGCCTTTAATTGCTTTTGAAGGCAATTGCTTAATTGGATTACTTCCTTCTCGTCTAACATCCATTCTTTTGAGGCTATCGTTACCGCTTCGTCTATTGTCAAGATTTCTGGCAGCGCTGGTCGCAGGTTGTCCTGTTTCGTTTCCAATATATAGTTCGTTATCGCTTTGTTCTCCACCAGTAAGGGCAGTAGATATTGAATCGCTACTGTCACTGTTGGCAATATTCCCTCTGCTACCCACTGGCTCGCTTGTTTGTCCAAAAATTCGAGCATCGGTGTCTGCTTCATCATAAATAGGTTGTTCATCTCTTTCGTCAATAGCGTTTGCGTTTGAGATATATCGTTCCACACGCTTGTCGGTACTTGGTACATTTTCAGTTTCCTTTGTTGGTTGAGCTGTAATAGTTTCAATGTCGGCTTTATCGACGCTGCTCGCATCATCCATATTTTCAAAACCAGATGCACGAGGATCAAATTTAACTGCAAGATACCAAGATTTCAGATAGGGTTTAACACCTGTTCCCATATCATCAATCATTGCTTTAGCATAAGCCGAAAAGGTTCTTGCCCCTTTTTCAATGTGATAACCAGCTAGGGTAATACCTGCGTTTATTAATTCTGGATCAAGTCCACTATTCAATTGACCTAATTTGCTTTTTAAAATAGCACGCGCTTTTTCAGCGGCATCATCAGTAAAGATAGTATTGCCGCTAGGTTTAGATTTAGGCTTACGCTCTGGTGCAAATAAATCCTGTGTAGCAGTCATGCCTACACCACGAGCTTCATCAAATACCGTATCAAATTCTAAATCAGCTTTGCGTTTTTCCTCTGCTTTCGCGTCTTTAGCCGCTTGCTCTTTATCCGCTAACTTTTGTGCTTCTTCGCGTTGTCTTACTTCTTGCTCGGTGTAGGTGTCGAGGATTTCGGGAGCGTTTTCTTTAATAGTTGTAATACTTGCATCTTTTGTTGTTTGGTCAGCATTTTCTTCTCCAATGGAATTCCAAAAGTCATCTGCTTCATCTTTAGATAGCGTGACAATGTTAGTGAGTAGCTGGTCAAAATCTTCGGGAGTTTCTGCCGCTTTGATTTCTTCAATTATATCTGGATTACCAGATGCTACTTTCGATAATTCTTTAGCTAGTTCTTTTTGCTCTGCTTCAAAGGCTTTGTATTCCTCTGCGATTTCAAGGTTCATAATATTTTCATAACCTTGTGGCGTGTAGACCTGTTGCCCCATACCAAATAACTTTGCATCTAATGATTTGCGAAGTTGCTCAACTAAATCATTACCGCCTGCAACATCAAAGTCATAGCCGCGTAGTATTTCAGCCATACCATCAAAACTTTGCTGGCTTGTTTTAGTAAAAAATCTACCTTTAAAATCTGAAAACCCTTCTCTATTTGCTATTTCACGATTGATACCACCGAGTTTTCCGATAACAACATCAATGGATTCTAAACCTGTGCTTTTGTTTAGGTTATTAGTAACAGGTTTCTTTTTGGCAACAGGCTGAACTGTAGCAGGTTGAACGGTAGCGGGTGCTTGATTTGTAACTTCAACGCTTGGTTTTAAATCTGGATAATCAGCTAATACTTCTTTGGGTACAGGTTTTCCTTCATCAAGTGCTTCTTGAACACGTTCTTTATGAACAGCTAGTAATTCATCATACTGTTTTTTATTTCGCTCAATAGCTATTTTACGAGAATTATCTTGAGATTTTTGCGCCCATTTTACATTGTAAGTAGGATTCTTTTTGGCTTGAGCTTTTTCTTTAACTAAGTTGCGAGTGCTATCTTTCTTTTCTTGCTCAAGTTCACTTCTAGTTTTTGCCCAAAATTCTTTTTGCCCGTCCCATCTTCTAATTAAAACTTTATCAGCCTGTTCCTGTGTTAAGTTGCCTAAAGTTACAGCGTTACGAATAGTATCGTCATAGGCTGATTCTTTAGCTGTTGGGAATCTTACTGCGTATTCCTCACGAGTTAACTCATACAGTTTTTTATTTTCTGTTGTTGGCGTTTCTATTACTGGCGCTGTTGCTGGTGTTGGCTCTAATTTACCTCTGTTGTAATTAATATTTTGGTATTTATTTTCTAACGCATCTGCTATATCATTATTTTTCTTTGCTTCGCTAACGCTTGTAGCACGAGTCGCTGCATTACGATAGTTCTCTATCATATTAGGCGTTGCGTTAAACGGTGCTTTAAATGCGTTACTGGCAACAGCTTCAATAACTTTTGGGTATAAATTAGGGTGACTTTCACTTCTAACGTGTGGAAGCAAATAGCTTGCAAACCGTTTGATATTTAGTTTACTAATATCCTCATTGCCTGCTTGGACACTTTTAACCGCATCACTGGCTTGGTTAAATTCCGCTACTTTATTTTGCGATCCGGTAATGCTGTTTTCACGCCATTTTAAAATCTGTTCAATTAACTGTGGCTTATTGATGTAAGATTTATTTACGCCTAGTGGTTGCGCCATTTCGCGTAGTTGCTTAACGCTAAGTCCTTGTAATTCCTCAGAAGTTTTATCTTTCAGCATTTCTCTATTTTGCTGAATGGTTCTTACCTTATTGAGCAAATCAGTTTTTGTACCGCTTGTTGATGCTCCAATAACGGTAGCAAGTGTTTTCAAATCTTCATGATTGAATTGTTGCAACACGTCCCCGTCTGACATTTTAGTAATATCAGTTTTCAGAATTTGATTACCTACGCGATAGGGTTTAGGATGAGATGTTTTATATTCATCCAATGTCATATTTTGGTAATCAGTTTTATCTGTTGGTGTTTCTGCTGTTGGTGTTTCTGCTACTGGTGTTTCTGCTACTGGTGTTTCTGCTACTGGTGTTTCTGCTACAGGCGTTTCTGCTACAGGCGTTTCTGCTACAGGCGTTTCTGCTACAGGCGTTTCTGCTACAGGCGTTTCTGCTACAGGCGTTTCTGCTACAGGCGTTTCTGCTACAGGCGTTTCTGCTACAGGAATTTCTGGCGCTTGTTCAATTGGCGTAACCAGATTAGTGTAATGATCCCTTTGCGCCTTATTGAGCGAATATTTCTCACCTGTTGGGAGATACAGCATTCCGCCTTTAAGTTCTGCGCCACCTTGTTCTACTGCTTGACCAATAAAGTCTAAACTTTCCTGTGTAGCATCTAGCTTATCTGATTTAGCTACATGCTTTTCAACCACTGGTGTTTCTACCGGTGGAGTGGTTGCTTGAATGTCTGCTTCATTTTGCGCTTGAGTATGTACGACATCATGTCCAAAGTTATTAGCTTCAACAATATGAGTAAACGTATCAATGGCTTCTTGCGGTGTTACCGTTTTATCAATCTCTGTTGAAATAGTTTCATTATCAACAACAGGCGCTGTGGCTTTACGGTTTAAATTCTCATCACTGAATATTTTATTAAATTCTTCTAAATTTGTATTGGCATTTGGCGTGATGGTTGATTCGGCTTGAACTTGTGTAGTATCAATAGGCGCTTGTTCTGGCTGATTTGTTCCTTGTTCTTGGCGTTGTGCATTTTGTGCCGCCATATCTACAAGACTATATCCTCCTCCCATTAGTCCGCCAGTAACAAGACCAATAGCCGCTGCGTTAGATACGCCTTCCATAATATCTGGTTTATCTAATGCAATATTTTGTAGTATTTGCTCTTGTGCTGATTGTGGTAATTCTTCAAGAACACCTTCAGTAAATACACCACCTAATGCTTGTTTAAGAACTGACTTATTAGCAACATCAACTGATCCTGTACCATTAGACAATGTATCAAAATCAGCGATACCTAATTTTTTAGCTACTACGCCACCAACACCTGCCAAGAACGCATCACCTGCACCTGCCGCTACTGCTAAAGCTGATTGCTTTCCTGTAAGTAAACCATTATCGGTTTCTTGGCGTATCCCTTCAGCCTGTTGCCCTGCGCCTACTACAAACTCACCTGCACCTGCTCCAATTACACCACTGGCTTTGCCAAGCATACCAATACCTTTTACAGCGCCACCGATTGCACCACCTGCATAAGAAGCAGGTGCGGATTCAAGTGCAGTATTTAGTGTAGCTACTGGATTGGTTACTGCTGCTTTTAATGTGCCGCCAAATGTGTCTTGTGATTGAATCTCTTTTTGAGCCGCTTGTTCTTCTGGTGATTGCTGTGCAGTTAGATATTCTTTAGCCGCTTTGAAATCAATCCCTTTATCTTCCAAGTATTTACCAGCTTCGCCACCACTAGCAATATCTGCAATACCTGTAATAAATTCGGGCACACCAATTAAGCCTTTTGATAATGCCATCGATTGGTCATAAGCATATCGTCTTACTGCGCCAATAGGTGATGACTCTAATGCTGTTGCTACCTGTTTTGCAGATTGATAAGCAGGGGAGTTTTCAATATCAGTTCCTACCTGTTTGGCTTTATCAAATAACGATGGTTGCTCTGATTGTTCAGCTACAGGCGGTTGAGTTTCTTGTACTACAGGCTGTTCAGCTATAGGCGCTTGGGTTTCTTGCGCTACAGGTTCATTTACTTTTGCAGGTTCGGTAGACGTTGCGCTAATCGTATCCCAATTAGATTTTAGATATTCAAATGCTTGCTCTTGTGTCGCGCCTTCTGGCGCTTCAATATCATATTGTTTACCATCTGGTGATGCAAAAGTAAAAATAGCCATATTAATGTGATCCTACATATTTGAATTTAGAAAAGTCCGGTACGTTTGATGCAATTTTAGTCGCTTTATAGTTATCTACAAAATCTAATAACCTTGTATCGGGGTTGATGCCTGCCGCTTCCAATCTTGCTACTGATTCTCTAGCGCGAATATAGACTTCATTCATGTTCTTTTTAACACCATCACTCTCAATCTCTTGCCACCATTTTGTACCATTCTTCTCAGCATCTTTGACAGCCGATTTAATATCGTTCTGACCAAATCCTGCGGCAATCATAGCGGCAGGATCGCCATTTGTTGTTTTGTAAACATCGGCATAGAATTTTGGAGCAGCTTTATCTTTTTCAGCATTGGATACTACGCCTGCTCTATCACGGACAGCGTCATACCCTATCGCTGTATCATCTAATAGTTGATAAGTTCCACCGGCTGTTGATGTTGGGTTTTTAGCATTAACGCCTTTACTGCCCGATTCATGCTGTTTAACTACGCCACCAAAGATAATGTCATATTCTTTTTGTTTAGCTGGATCATCGGCTTTAAATGGCGCAGGGCTATAGGCGAGTGACGATTTACTTCCAAGCATTCCTGTAGGCGCTTTGCCGCCATTAGCCATAGTTTCAGTATAGGCTTTGTTGAAGGCTTCTTTTTTACTAACTTCTTCGGATGAATCACCCCCTATTCCTAGCGTAGATGTTTTAATTTCTTGATACCCTTTGTAGTTTGTACCACCTACCGCATTGGCTTGCGCATTTGCCTGCGCCTTCAATTGCTTATCATTCAATAACGTATCTGTTCCAGTATCGATACGCGTTACGATTTTATTGCGCGTATCAACCCAATACATTGTGGTTTTATTGATTGGCTTGTCGTTTTTGTCATAGCCGATAATGTCTGTTGATGTTTTCAATTCAACCTTATCTTCAATCTTGCCTGTTAGCGCTTTGACTTCATCTTCAGCGGCTGTACGTTCTTCATCCGTTTTAGCGTTTTGCCATCTGCTACCTGCTTCCAATACCTTGCGTTTGGTTTCAAACTCTAGGTGCTGTGATTCATTGGTTGCAGCGGACGCATTTAGCGCAGCCACTTTTGCTTGACCGGCTAAGGTAGTAGGGTCATTTTCATAAACCTGTTTGATTCTCTCATCTTCACGTTTTTGATTAATTGCAAATTGCTGGTCGGTCATTTCCTCACCGCGTTTAATTTCCCTATCAGCTAACGTGTCTGTACGGAGTCTAGCATAATCGGTATCGCCTCTAACTTTCGCTCTGCCTTCTGACCGTATAGCTGCTTCTTCAATTCGTGCTTCACGCTCTTGATCTGCTTTGGCTTTAATCTCAGCATCTTGATCCTTGCTGTATTTATTGACAATAGCGTTTCCTAAACCTTCAGCAGCGCCTAAAGCGAAACTGGTTAACATTCCATAAGCCATGATTACATTCCTCCTACAGGTTTAGGTTGCTTGATTGCGTCCATCTTATTGCCGACGTATTGTTGGTGGGTTTGATAGTCGTCAATCTCTTTCTTACCTTGTGCGATTGCATTGCGTAGCTGATCCGGTGTAACGCCCATCTTCTCAAATAGCCGTTCACTGGTTCGCTGAACTGTATCACTGATAATCTGTGGAGTGATTTCGAGCTTTAAACCGCGTTCGGCAAAGTCTAGCACTTTACAGATAGTGGTTGTGCCTGCAAAGATAAGCACTTCAGCCGGTAAAGTCTGTTTGCTTTGCTGGTAGAGTAGCCACATCAAGCCGCTAACGCCTTTGCTGATTGTTTGCACGGGAGTCTTTTGGCTTTCTGGATTACGAACTAATTCCATATTGGCATGGGTTTTAGGATCGAATAGCATTGTTTCAGCAGCTAGAACCGTTTTGGCGTAGCGGCTTTTATTCTCTTTGCTAACCTTGGCTTCGATGTTTTGCTCGATATCCATGAGCATTTGATTGGTCATTTTGCCTGCTGGCTTATCTGTAGAGGGTTGAGCTGGTAATGTAGCCATTATCTTATGCCATTGATGGTGCAGAGATTAAAGAAGGAACGGTATTAAGGTTTTGAATCTGCTGATTTTTAATACCCTGTTCGTATTCAAATTTCTTTTGAGCATTTGCATTTGCTTGATTTGCTGACATAGCCTTAGCGCCACCGCTGACAACTGTACCACCTGCGATGATCCAGTCTTTCGGAGTCATATCGGTCATTAGTGTAGTGAAGAATCCACCACTGCCTGCGCTTGCTGTTTTTGCTATTGTACCAGCAGCTTCCGCGCCTACTTGGCTAAATACCGGATTAATTGCATTAGCGCCTATTTGATTAGCTAACATTCCTTGTGATCCATTTGCTACTTGACCAACTGACGCGAAATTAGGATTCATTACATTAGAACTTACATTAGCTAAATTTGAAGTTGCGCCACCTGCTTGTGTCGCTATGTTTCCACCTGCCGCAGGCATAACATCCCCAGCGGTTGGTAACAAATTTCCAGCTTGCGCAGTTATTGAACTTAATGCCCCTGTTGACGCATTAGCTGCCGCATTAGCCGCATTCATGCTTTCAATACCTGCTGTACCCATTGCAAACTCACCACCGGCTGCAAGTGAAGCCACGCCACCGATTGCCATTGATCCTACGCCACCGGCTAACCCAACAATTGCTCCTAACTTCATTAAATTTTTGTCGCCTGTAATCATACCGGTCACGGTCATTGCAACACCGACATACATTGCCGCTACAGCCGCTAAGTTAATGACTGCCACTGTAGTAGCAAGAACACCGGATGCAGCGCCTACAGCTGCAAAAGCGCCTGCGATTGGTGCAAAAGGCATTTCTTTCCGATTAAAAGGAGGGAGATGCGGATTGCCGATTGGCATACCCATTTGATCCATTTGTTTGCGAGAGAACATCTCACCTGCTATAAAAGAATTTTGTCTAATTGTCATAACGTCCTCACGACGATGAAGTGATAAAGATTTTGCGCGATTGTATCATATCAATACTATAATAGAACTAGTCACATAAAAAGGAGGTGATGATCATGGCTATGAAAAAAGGTAAAGGCGGTAAAGGTGGTGGCGGTAAAAAATGCTAATAGTAATTAGCAGGTAAAATATTTTATTTGTTTTAAGTTAGAGAGCCTTGCAGGATTTAAAACCTGTGAGGCTTTTTTGTGCCTGCTGATTTGTGCCGCAGAGGATGCTAGGAATGAAGGCTGCCGGCAATGATTGCGGAGGAGCTGAAATGAGAACGAGTATCATTTGCAATTGGTTTTCTTCAATTAAATCAACATTTTAGCAAAATCGCTTATTAATTTTACGCTAAACAATATTATTAAAACTAATTAACTAAAATAATATTGTTGATTAATAAAATTAGATGAAATATTCTATAGTCCAGCCCAGCGCTGCGCGCCTTACGCTTTTTAATTTAACCGGAGATACACCATGAAACAAGTAACAGAATTACAATACGCCATGCTTTGCAAAATCATTGAAGACGACTTCACGCCCTCAAATGGTAACACCGTCGAAGCGCTTGAAGAAGGCTCAGAAGGTTGCTGCACTTATGTAAATACTATTATTGAAACCGCGCAGGATCGCGGCACAGCCACTTCATTAATGAATGCCAAATTAATTGATCGGCACAATAGTGGAACACGCGAGGATTGCGTGTGGTTAACAGAAGAAGCAGTGGATATCATGCGAGTTAGCTATAAACATAATGCAAGATTTTTAAATAATTAATATTTTTAGCGCGGTGTAACAGCCGCGCCTTTTAGCCTAACTGGAGATACATTATGAAAGCATTATATGTAGTAGCAACAAAAGACGTTGACGGCATCGACACCCGTAAATACAAAACTTACAAAGGCGCTGCAAAGCGCTTTCAAGAAATGGCAGGATATCCTTTAAGAAAAGGTTTGACGGTTTATCAAAGTATCAGCGACTTTGGTTGCGTGGTTACTTTTTGGGTAATTGATGGCGCACCTGTTCCAGCTTACACAGCACCTGTTGAAGTTAAAACAAATGATGATGCTGATTATTTTTATGACTGTGATACACGCCAAGAATATATCGGTATTCCACACGCTAGTGATTGCATTTAACATTTAACTTTTAACCAAACTGGAGATACGACCATGAGCGATACATTTTTTATCAGCACTAAAGAAATTTTTAATGAATTAGCGCCCACCGACAAATGGGAAATTGTGCAAGAGCTTGCACAGGCAATCATTGATGACCAGTGGGTATCAATCCGAGGTGAGATGATTGAAGAAATGGATGGGGACTTTTACCCAGTTCTATACGGTGTTTACCGCCTAAAGTTTGGCGAAGTTTGTAATTACAGAGACGGAGGAGGTATCTGGGATTATGAAAAACCTGTCTCTCTTTTGAATACTTTTACTGCAAATTTAGCAGAAATAGAAGAACTATATAAAGCAATAAATAAATAGTTCAGCGTGTAAAGGCTTACACCTTTAAGCCTTTATGCAGTGTGCTATTACACTAACTAAACCGGAGAATACAAAATGTTTAAACTTCATATGACAATGGGATCAGCAAAGATGGAGCATATTCCGTCTTTTAACACTCCTGCCTCTAGTAATCCTTTCTGCCTCAAAATGAATGGATCAAACGACAAATCACTGATTTGCACTAGATGTTATTCGATTACTACAGAAAAGCGTTATCCAACATTGGTAAAAGCATTAGAACGTAATGCTGACCTTTATAAACGTATTTTATTAGATACCGAGTTACCGAAATTAAATTTTGCCATTGCAAGATTTAATTCATTTGGTGAAGTACACAATGAAATTCACATCCTCAATTACTTCAACCTCGCGCGTAAAAACCCCGAAACCACATTCGGCTTTTGGACTAAACGCAAAGACCTAATCAAAGCAGTTTTAGCGATGGTATCTAAACCTGCTAACGTGATTTTAATCCACAGCAGTACAAAAATGAACAAAATTGACCGCCTGCCTGCCGGCTACGACAAAGTATTCACAACACACAAAAAGTCAGAGTTAAGCGCTAACGTCACTATCAATTGTCATCAAAAATGCAATGATTGCCGTTTGTGCTACAGCCACAACGACACAATTTTTATTAACGAAATTGCAAAATAACTGGAGATATAAAATGAAACTCAATAAAACTTATCAGCAAACACTTGGGGCACGTCGCCAAACAACAGTGATCCATTCTTCTTGGAGTGTATTCTATAAAGGCGAGTTCATTTGTGGCGCTGTCTACAATGGCGAAAGCATCATGTCCGTTTGCTTTCCGTGCGGCTTAGTAGCATTAACCAAATCAAAAAACATTGCTAAAAAGCACATTCGTGATTACAAAGCAGGGAGACTACAATCATGAAAATGAAATTAGCGCATTACAACATGATGAAGGATGCTATCAAAGCATTGCCACGCGATGAGATGTTAGCATTCAAAGCAAACGATCTTGGAAAGAATAAAGAAAAATTTTTCATATGGGGATTGTTTAAAGCAGCTAAGTTACATTTTACCGCTACTGATTTTCTTTATCAGTATCTTGACGATACTCACATTGAAACAGCGCTTAGACGTATTGCCAAAGAACTAGATTATATTTAACCGGAGAAAATAACATGAGCGAAAAATTATGGACGTATGAAGACTTTGTAACCTCGATGACTTTAGAAGATATTCAAGGTTGGGCATACGAAGGTGTCAGCCTTCGCGAACTTTACAAAGACTATTTAGAACTACAACAGGAAACACTTTATTTCCCAGAGTGGGCGCAATAGGCATTTTTAGCGCTGTGTAACAACAGCGCCTTTTAACTAAACCGGAGAAAACAAAATGAGAAATTTAACTTGGAACGACTTAAACAAAATTGGAACACAGGACAACGGCAGACGCTGGTATCCGATTGAAGAATTCAGAGAATACTTTGACAAGTACAGAACTCCTTCCCGTGCTTTTCCCTTTAGCTATGCTAAAGCGGCAATGACCAAGAAATTCGCAAAATGGTGTGAAGAAAACCGCCCCGACTTTGCGCAAAAAATAGGTAATTGATAGTTCAGCGTGTAGCGCCTTAGTTAATAAGGTGCTATGCAGTGCGCTATTGCACTAATTAAACCGGAGATATAAAAATGAATACATTTTACGACGTAGTAGTTGGATCAATCCTTACAACAATTTTTACTGTTGTGTTTGTTGCAGAGCTGATTGTGTTGTGGGGAGAATAAGCCATGATTAGTCACGCTGATTTTATGAAACAAACAGACCCTGCCACCATTTCGCAATATTTTGTGAATGGTGAATACCATCGGCAATTATCGCTTGATATTGCTCGTATGGAGTACCTTAAAATTTATTTGTGGGCAACTTACACGCCACCAACTGAAAAATCGACACGCAATCCGATGTCTTACACTGAAGTAGAAATTGCAGAAATGTTTAAAATCTTTGAAGAAACTGGAGAATAACCATGTCATCATTTGAACTTGATATCAATCATGAATTTTCGGCTAAATGCCGTGCCTGCTTTCCAAATTTACGTTATCGGATGACTTTATCGATTGGCGATTGGAATAAGGTATATGGTTCAAAAACTGATTACTTTACGGTAGATGGTAAAAAGATAGGTTTTAAAATTGTGCGCCATTATGACCGTAAAGGATTGCCAATTTATAACGATAAACAACGCATTTATATTTACACTGGAGAATAAAAATGGTGATGACATATAAACAATACATCCAATCGCTACCTAGTGAATACCTTCAAATGCTTTACGATGAAGACGTTCACTTGTTCCAAGCATACAAAGAATACGTTACCGCATGGAAATCACTCGAAGCAGAGTACGGGGAGATTAAAAATGCTGTTCACTAAAAAGGCAATGAAAGTAAAAGTTCCTAAAGCCTTAAAAGTTTCACGCGGTAGACCTAAAATTGATCCGCGTAAAAAATCAAGACATTATCAATTATCAATACAGGGAGATTTAATTGATTTTCTTGAAAGCGCTGGACTTAAATCAAAATCGGCTTTTGTGAGTTTAGCAATTCGTACAATGATGGAATTTAAAAAGTACCGTTCACTGCCTTATGATAAATGCCTTGATTGTGGGTGTGATATGACAGCGCCACTCAATCCAATGGACGGTGCAAAAACATACGTTGACGAAGATGGTAAAGTCTTAGATGTTTTTGTTCAGTGCGAAGGTTGTGGTGGTCGTGCTGGACATAGGCAATATGATCCACGAAACCATGGACTCGAATCAGAATAAAATATTAGCCGGTTAATTACCGGCTTTTTTGTCTGCGACAAAGCGACAGAGTGGACATAGTTTTTCCCATTTATATATATATTATAAATCAATACAAAAAAGGCTATATTTCTATTAATTAATCTCTATACCAATTATTACTAAAACTATGTCTACTATGTCGCAGAGAGTATAAGAATGTAGTATTTATAAGGGTTTGAAGGTGCGACATAGTGATTTTTAAACTGTGTCGCAAATACATAGTTACTGTGTCGCAGATAAAATTTAGCGTTTTTTATCTGCGACACAGTTAAAAGTTTAAATTCCGTAATGTTCCTTAACTTTTTTGATAACTTCATTTTCGTCTAACGTGCTTCTACGCCAAATCGTGTGTTTTTTCCGCCCTCCATCGCTTGTCGGTACATCGATTCTCTTGTGAACTTTCTCATAGCCAATCTGTAAAAGTATCCGAGTTAGTGCTGACGTTTTCGGGAGCTTTAAAACTGAAGGCTCAAACTCCTCAAAATTAAGTTTACCGAGTAGCGTAATATCGACTATGTTTTCGTTAATGACTTCACAATGGTAATGTGCAATCAAATCTTTTACTTCTTCAAATTCATGCGATACAGAATACCCTATCATCTTTTCACGCGACAAGGTTTTAGGCGCTCGACCTTTCGCTGAAAAATCCGCGCTTATCACCCGATTCATAAAGTAGTGGCAAAGTGCATCCATCCGTCGATCAGTTTCTGAAAACAGTTTCTCAAAATACCTGTTAGTTTCTTGCTCACCACCAAGTAGTGCAAACAAGTGTTCTTCAGATTGACAGCGACTATACAAAACGCAGTAACGTCTATCACCATTGGTAATCGGCAGTGCATCTTGATAATTGGTCAAAAGAAAATACGACGTGAAATTCGGAACAGTCCTAGAGTTAGAAAACTTTTCCTCAATCTGTATCGTTTCGTTTGTAATGTATGGTTTCATTGTATCGATAATCGACCAGCGGTTATCGCCTGATAGCCGTATCTCCTCAACGATATTCAGCACTGAACCATACGCCCATCCCGAAAACGTCCCCTTCGTAAATTGCTTCGGATCGAGTTGCGTGGCATTCGACCCAAGTATCCCCTGCAAAATGCGAGTAAAGTATGTTTTACCGCCACCTTGCGTACCCTGCAAAAGTACCGCCCAATTCACTTTACTACCAATGTTTTGTACAACATGGCACATCCAGTCCAGCAGTATCCCCCTTTCTTTAGTTTCAACCAGCGTAAATTCCAAGTGCTTGAGCATCATATCTACAACAAGCAACCCATCGGC